CTTTCCCTCCTCCGGCGGCCCATCCCAGGCCGTCCAGTATTGTCCGTACAGATCCATAGAAAACGGCTTGATGTGCTTGCAGTACAGATATCCATCCCTGCACCCCTCTGCAATTTCCAGGCCGCCCCATTGGAGCTGGGCTATCCCTGCTCCCTCAATGTAGATTGCGGTCTCCTGGGTGATGGATTCCAGCTCCTGGCGGGTGTATTGGTGCCTCATGGCGATACCTCCGGTGGGCGGTGCTTATACAACAGCAGGTTTTGTACTCCCTCCGTAGTATCCGCACAATGGGCCGGGTATCTGGCAGCCACTCCACCAATGTCATACAGCGCCTCAGTGTGCCCGATATACGTTTTGTCTTCGTTGTAGAGTGCCCAAACAATTTCCAGATACCACCCGACCTGATAGGCGGGTTCACATTGCTTCGGGTTTACATTGTGGCTTCCGTACCGGATAGCGTACATAAAAAATTTGTCAGCAGCCACGGTGTCACCTGCATACAGAGGTGCGCCATACTTATCGACCAGTCCAAGCGTCAGCGGCTCGTTCTGCGGGG